AAAGAGGCACCACAATCTAACAATAAAGAAAGCGAAGAAGAAGTACCGTTTTAGGTATTTCTTCTACTAAAACTGGAGGTTTAGTGGATAAGTTCAAATCTATATTTGAGGGCTTAGACGTAGCTTATGGTCAGCATCAATCCGAAGGGAAGCGTGCTGACGGTAAGCAAGAAGGCAAATCCTACATTGTCAAGCAAGAGGTTACAGATAATCTGTGGCAATCACATCTTGATGGTGTAGGACCTTCACTTGGTATCATACCAATTCGTGCCGATAATACCGTTAGTTGGGGATGTATAGACATTGATACATACCCAATAGATCATAGAAAGATAATAAATAATATTAGAAGTTTACAATTACCATTGGTGCCATGCCGATCCAAAAGTGGTGGCATGCATATATTTTTGTTTCTTAGAAACCCAGTATCCGCCAAATTAGTACGAGAGAAATTGCGAGAGGTTGCATCCGGTCTAGGATACTCCTCTGTAGAAGTATTCCCCAAGCAATCAACCATACTAATAGAAAAAGGAGATCTAGGTAATTTTTTAAATCTTCCATATTATAATTCAAAAAGTACAACCAGATATGCGTATAAAGATGATGGAACAGCGGCGACCCTGCCAGAGTTCTACCACTTATACGATAAATATTTAACGAATGAAATAGACAAAGTTGCAATCCAGGTATCTGATGATGTCATACAAGATGGACCACCATGCTTACAACAACTTTGCGCGCAAGGTTTTCCCGAAGGCACACGCAACAATGGTCTGTTTAACATAGGTGTATACTTACGAAAGTTTGATCCAGATAATTGGAAAACATTATTAGAAAAATACAACCAGGATTACATGACACCACCTCTATCTGCATCAGAGGTTGTCACTGTACAAAAACAATTAGAGAAAAAAGATTACAACTATAGATGTAAAGAACCACCGATTAGTTCTTACTGTAATGTAAAAGTATGCAAGGGGCGTAAACACGGTATAGGCGGTAATGGTACATCTTTAGAATTTAGCGCACTAACAAAATTAGAAACAGATCCACCTGTGTGGTTTCTTGATGTTGGTGACAAGCGTATGGAATTACAAACAGAGGAGCTGCAGATACAAACTAAGTTTCAAAAGAAATGTATGAATAGTTTGGATCACATGCCACCTCTTGTAAAACAGTCAGTGTGGCAGGAGATTATTGAAAGGTTGATGCAAAACCTAACAAAGATTCCTGTGTCTGATGATGGGTCATTGGCCGGTCAGTTTGAGGCTCACCTCCAGGAGTTTTGTACTGATCGTGCCCAAGCCCTAAACAGAGATGAATTACTATTACGTAAACCATGGACAGAAGATGGTAAAACGTGGTTTAGACTCAAAGATCTACAAGATTATCTAACACGTAACAAATTTACCTATTTCAATACAGGTCAACTTGTGCAAGCTTTACGGCATCTAAAAGGCAAGAGTGATAAGTTTAATTTAAAAGGTAGAACTGTACGTGTGTGGGGTGTGCCTGCATACCAGCAACAAGATTCTGCATTTGATATAAAGGAGGTAGATGGTGCGCCGTTCTAAATTACCAAAGATAAAGAAAGGAATGTGGGCAGAGCAGCTAGCAGTGTTATATCTTATAGATAAAGGATATTTTGTATTTAAAAATTTGTATGGTGTTGGGCCTGCAGATTTGATAGCAATAAATGAAAAGGGTGCTGTAGAAATATACGATGTAAAAAGTGAAAGCTATCGTAAAACATGGAAACCTGGAACACGTATATGTAGAAAATTAACACAAGAACAAAAGAAACTAAAGATGAAGTTTATTTTTGTAGAAAGAGATGGAACATGCAAAGTAAGACAAAGATAATATTAGGTCCTCCTGGTACAGGCAAGACACATAACTTATTAAACTTGGTAGAACAAGAGTTAGCAAAGGGTACGTCACCTGATCGCATAGCGTTTGTTGCATTTACCAAGAAAGCGGCAACCGAGGCTCGTGACCGGGCAATGAAGAAGTTTAAGTTGGAAGAACAACATCTACCATACTTTAGAACATTACACTCGTTTGCATTTCACCAATTAGGATTAACAAAGTCAGAAGTTATGTCACGCGATAATTACAAAGAGTTTGCACAAACATTTGGTATGGATTTGGGATCTGTTACTGATGGTGCAGAAGCTGGTGGTGTTGTTACTACAGATAATATTTTGATAAATGAAATAAATTTAGCTCGTATGAAATGTATGGATTTAGAGCATCATTACAATACATCTAATTTACAAGACATGTCCTGGCACTCTTTGTTACGTGCACAAAGATCATTAGAAGAGTTCAAGAAAAAGAAAGAAGTATTTGACTTTACAGACATGATAGAATTGTATTTGGATTCTGGTCCTGTGCCAAAGTTAGAAGTTGTATTCGTAGATGAAGCGCAAGATTTATGTAAATTGCAATGGCGAATGATAAACAAATTAACAGAGAATGCAAGAAAAGTATATGTGAGTGGTGATGATGATCAAGCAATATATAACTGGGCTGGTGCAGATGTAAGATACTTTATAAAGCTACCAGGTGAAGTAGAAACACTAAAACAGTCTTTTAGATGTTCTAAGGTTATACAAAATTTGTCGGGTAGAATAATAAACAGAGTGAAATTTAGAAGGGCAAAACAATGGAAAGGCACTGATAGAAATGGATTTGTACAATATCATAACTATCCTGAAGGTGTTGATTTACGTGGTGATGGTAGTTGGTTAGTCATGGCCAGAACAAATTACATGCTTGATGAAATAGAACGTGACATAAGATTACAAGGTATGCTGTACAAAAGAAATAATAAATTACCTGTGTCTACAAAATTGTTGAATGCTGTAGAGTCATGGAAAAAATTAAATGACGGTGAACACATACCACTACCGGATGTAAAAGATATATATTCATATATGTCTAGTCAGATAGGTATAGAACGAGGACATAAAAATTTAAAGATGGCTAATAAAGAACAGTATGAACTAGAAGAATTAGTCATGCATCATGGTTTGCTTATGGGTGGTAGACCATGGGATGTAGCTTTTGATAAAGTTGGTAACAGGGACAAAGAATATTTAAGAGCAATAGAAGTAAGAGGAACTATATCCAAAGACCCTAAAATAAATCTTAGCACTATACATGGTGCAAAGGGTGGGGAAGCAGATAATGTCATGTTACTTACAGATCTATCAAGAAAATCACAAGAAGCTATGGAAAGAGATTCGGATGACGAATGCCGTGTGTTTTATGTAGGAGCAACACGTGCCAGAGAACAACTACATATAGTACAACCACAAAGAGATGGAGGATTCATAATATGAGTTTTAGCAGTGGACTTACTGTCAGTAAAAACAGTATGAGAAAAGAAGATATATTAAAGAAAGCTAGTGAGTTAGTCACTGGCGATAGAAACGAGACACATGGAGATGCATTTCAAAATCATGCAGAGATTGCAGAGTTTTGGAATATATTTTTAGATAAAAAATTACAACCAATGGCTAGTATAACAGCTGAGGATGTAGCGTTGATGATGGTGTTGATGAAAGTATCGCGACATACTCAAGGAACAAAAAGTAATATAGATAATTTTGTTGACATGGCAGGTTATGCAGCGATAGCAGGAGAAATTAATGACGCAGGACTTATATAAAACAGTCACATCACACTGGGTTGCGCCTACAGAGTTTCCTAAAATAGAGGGACGTATAGCGATTGACTTAGAAACATGTGACCCAGAATTAATTAAACATGGACCAGGTTGGCCAACTAAGAAAGGTAAGGTGATAGGTATAGCCATAGCCACTGCGTCCTTTAAAGCTTATTATCCAATTGCACACGATGGCGGTGGCAACATGGATGAGAAAAAAATTGTAAAGTATGTTAAGTCTATTTGTGATGATGAAACAATAGAAAAAATATTTCATAATGCACAGTATGACATTGGTTGGTTGTGGACACTTGGCATAGAGGTCAAGGGTAAAGTACATGACACCATGGTTGCAGCTGCTTTGATAGATGAAAATAGATATTCGTACACATTGAATAGTATTGTGCATGAGTATCTTGGTGAGTTTAAGAACGAACAAAAACTAAAAGAAGCAGCAGAGGCTTTTGGTGTAGATCCAAAGTCAGAGATGTATAAATTACCTGCAGAGTTTGTTGGTGAGTATGCAGAGGCTGATGCAGATTTGACATACAAACTACATGAGAAACTATCGTGGGAAATAGTCAAAGATAATTTATCAACAGTGTATGATGTAGAGTGTAGATTAATACCTGTTATATTTCAAATGACACGTCGTGGTGTTAGATTTGACACACATAAATGTGAGCAGTTAAATACAAAATTTCACAACAAAGAAAAGAAGTTGATGAAACGTATCAAAGATTTAACTGGGTTAAACATAGAAATATGGGCAGCAGCGTCTATTGCAAAAGCTTTTGATGCACTTAATTTACCGTACGAAAGAACGGTGAAAACTGATGCGCCATCATTTACGAAGATGTTTTTGACAGATCATCCACATGAATTACCACGATTAATTATGCAAGCACGTGAGCTAAACAAGTTACGTGGCACATTCTTACATGGGTTGATGAATTACTCAGAGGAGGGTAGGATACATGCTCATATTAATCAAATTAGGTCTGATACTGGTGGCACTGTGTCTGGTCGTTTTTCTTATAATCACCCTAACTTACAGCAGGTACCCAGCCGTGGTCAGTTTGCGAAAGACGTTAGGAAGTTATTCATTCCTGAGATGGGTGAATATTGGCTCAAGGCAGATTACTCGCAACAAGAACCAAGACTCTTAACACATTGGGCGTGCCTCGTGGACCAACCAGGTGCACACGATGTAAAAGAAGCATATCAAAAGAAAGACTTAGACTTTCATCAACAAACAGCAGACATGGCAGGAGTGGACAGAAGATTAGCAAAAACAATTGGTCTGGGTGTTATGTATGGTATGGGCTATAATAAACTTGCACGTGAGTTGGATTTGGAACCACAAGAAGCAAAAGAAATGCTCAAAGACTTCCGTGGTAAAGTTCCTTTTATGCAAGGTATGTTAGAAGCGGTGATGAATCGTGCTAACTCAAAAGGTATCATTCGCACATTACTTGGTCGTAAATGTAGATTTGATTTGTGGGAACCTACATCGTGGGGTGTACATAAGCCACTACCATTGAATCAAGCAAAGGTGGAGTATGGTGATGCTATAAAAAGATATGGTACATACAAAGCGTTGAACAGGTTGATACAGGGTTCTGCTGCTGATCAAACAAAGAAAGCCATGGTGAATGTGTATGAAGAACTAGGTGTCATACCATTAATACAGGTACACGATGAGCTTGATTGCTCTGTACAAGATGAGAAGAAAGCAAAAGAAATAAAAGAAGTTATGGAAACTTGTGTAGAATTAGAGGTGCCATCAAAAGTGGATGTAGATCTTGGTGAAAGTTGGGGCGGATGAACTGGCTTTGCGTAACGTTGATGATCTGTATGTCGTTCAATCCGGTGATGGATTATACAAACAACGATGAATTTGTAGAGGACGTGCGTGCGTGTGCATTACATCTAAATGCTTTGTACGAAGAACATGAAAGAGTGCCAGTCACTTTAATATTGGCACAAGCTATACATGAATCAAACTGGGGTAAATCTAGGTTTGCACGTGAGGGCAACAACCTCCTTGGAATCCGCACATTCGACCCAACTGATGATCAACTAAAGCCGCTAAGTAATCCTAATGCGACGTGGGGGCTTAGGATCTTTGAGACAAAGTGCGAATCCATAGATTATTATATTCAATTACTAAACAATAACCATCATTATTCTACATTCAGAGAGGAGAGAATATCACAGTATTTCAATAAGATAGTTGACCTAGAGAGGTTAGCAATGACACTTGCAATATATGCGGAAGATGTATATTATACGCAAAAAATCATCAGAACAATTAACGAACTAGAGGCCTATGACAGAGACTAAAAAACCCGGGTACCGAGAACAAGGCAAAGCCAGAACTGGTAATGTCAAGAGTAATTTTGCAATTAACGCAGAACAAATGGAATTTGAAAGAAGAAAAGTTCTTGAGCAAATGTCTACAAAAGTTGATCAAAAGAGATTAAATAACATGGCTGCAGTTGCAGCTACAGTAGAGCCAAAATATTTTAAAACAACCAATTTATTGAAGAATGGTAACCGTGCAGAATACGACAGCACAGAGGGTAAAGGTGAACAACGTGAGCCTACCATGCGTATATTGTCATTAGGAGCTGGTGTACAATCATCATGCTTGGCATTGATGGCACAAGAAGGATTAACAAAACATAAACCAGATTATATGATATTTGCTGACACTGGGTGGGAACCCAAGTTTGTGTATGAGCATGTAGAATACCTTAAAAAAGCAATAACGATTTGTCCGCTTATAACTGTGGAGAGAGGAAACATCAGAGAAGACCTTATCAAAGCAGCGAACCCAGAACCAGGGTCAAAAGAAGAGGAGAAATCATTTGCTGGACGTGTACCAAACCCTCCGCTGTTTGCTGCACGAAAAGGTGGACGTGTAGGAATGCTTTATAGGCAGTGTACACATGATTATAAAGTTATTCCTATACAAAAAAAGATTAGAGAATTACTTGGTGTAAAGCCAAGACATAGAGTGCCTAAAGATGTAATTGTTGAACAATGGATAGGTATATCCACGGACGAAGCTATGCGTATGAAAAAAGCTAGATTGCCATGGTTAGAATCACGTTGGCCTTTAATAGAAATGCGCATGTCACGTATGGATTGTTTACAATGGTACCGTGATATCAAAAAACATCCTATGCCTGGTAAGTCATCCTGTATAGGTTGTCCTTACCATCACAACGATCAATGGAAAAACATGCAAAAGAATTATCCAGAAGACTTTGCAGATGCTGTAGAGGTAGATAATTTAATTAGAAATGGATTAAAGAATTCTGAAGCTAAGTTGTATTTACACAAGTCAGCCAAGCCACTTGGTGAGATAAACTTCTTAGAGCCAAAGAAACAAGCATCATTGTTTGGTGAAACATTTGATGAAGAATTTGCAGACGAATGCGAAGGTCTTTGTGGAGTATGATCCGCGCTCCTCGCGCCCAGGCCCTGAGTTTAAATGCTCTGTGTGTGGCAACTGGTTTACAGAATTGTTGTATTGGATAGATAAAAAGTTTCATCCAAAACAAAAGTATCAAGTAACATTTTTGTGTGGTGCAAAGTGTTCTGCAGAAGGAGTAAAGAATGAAAGTATTTAAGTGGAAAGAAAAAATATTAGAAAGAAAAAAAGAATTAGAAAAACAAATGACCGATCTTGTTAATAAAATTAATCAAGGTAGAGATGCGATTAGGAACATGGAGTCAAGTGTTGGACAAATTCAAGGTGCAATACAGCAGTGTAATTGGACAATTGACAAAATGGAGCTAGAAGATGACGAAACATTGGCGAAAAAATGAAGAAATGGGGGTTTGGGACCCTGGTGAAAAAACGGCGGTTTTCTGGGAAATAAAAACCTTCATAATTGCCCGGTATCGGGCTTTAAGGAAGTGGGCTGTGTGTTTGTACCCGGGTAATTCGTGGTAAAACACGTCTGGCAGTGGTTTTGGGACCATGACTGGCTTGGAAACAAATACAAGGCAATTTATTTTGGACCAAGACTAAGTTGGATGAAATTATTTAGGAGAAAGAATGAAGAAAGAAAAAATTTGGACACAAGAAAGATTAGACGAAGCAAAAAAATTACTGCAAACCACAAGCGCAAGTAAAGCTGCTGTCATCATGGGTGTTGCTAGTAAGAATGCTATACTAGGTGCACTGTATAGAGAAAAAGAAAAGAATGGTTATGTGCCACCACTTGATTCACCTTACGCAAGAATAAGAAAATATAGAAAAGGATTTGGATGATACAAAAAAGGTTAGATCGTTATGTACAAATACTTAATAACATTGATGGAGACTCAGATAAATTTTTGTGGATTATGGATTTCGGAAAAAATTCCGTACAGTTCGATGACCAACATCGAGTGCCATCTTTTGAGGTTAAAGGCTGCCAGTCTCAGACCTGGTTGGTTCCCCATTTCATTGAGGATAAAATATATTTTACTGCTGATTCAGCTGCACTTATATCGAAGGGTATGGTTAATCTTATTGCAGACGTGTACAGTGGTTCGAGCGCCCAGGACATTAACGAGTTCGATCAAAAAGAGTTTGATAAATTAAGTTTGGATACATTGCTTACACCAGGTAGAAATAACGGTGTGCATAGTATGTTGAAAAAAGTTAAGTTTTATTCAAGAAAGGACGCCGACGACCCAAAGAGCAACGAAGCAGCCTAACATAAAAGTTGCTGGTTCCATTACTTACGTTCTATAATCTTTTTTATTTTGAGCACGCCTTCTGAATCTGGCTCTAACTCTGCTACTACTTGACCACACTCATAGCGAATAACATTTGATCTGCTATCCGATAAGTTGCGCTCACTTTCTCTTTTAACTTTAAGGCAATGTGATAAACC